ACAAAACAAAAAACCCTTCAAGCTATGATTATGATGACAGTAAATACCCTGTGAAAGATATGAAAATCAACTTTGAGGAATATCCAAAAATTTATCTTTCAATATCAGGTGGAGTCACGGATCGTGGAGCAAACAAAATCTATAAAGACATAAGATCAGGAAAAATAAAAAAAGTTATGTAAAATTGGCTAACGACCTTTACTATTTTCATAGAAGGTAACATGCCTGATCGTGCAAAGTTTGAAATGATTCCTTGTATTTACGCAGGTGATCTTTCTTGGAGCGCTGCTAATGAACTTAGTGAATGGAATGATGAGCTTTGTCTCTATGGAGATGGAGGGTGCGTCTTTTATTTTCATACTCAGGATATTGAAAGATTGCCCCACTTCACAGCTTGGCTAATTGAAGTTGGAATTGTGACGCAAGAAGTTCTTGATAACATGCCAAGCATCGAAAGATATTGCAGTAAAATGGGAATTTCATCAAAGGACTTGAACTCAAAAGTATATAGTGATTATCGCGATTTCTGCAATGGCAGAAAAGATTATATCAAGCTTGCAATGCAGGGAACTTGATGACTAACTATAACAACACTGTTCTTTTGGATGTTCGCAAGATTTGCGAAGAATGGTGCATTGAATCAGTTTCAGATCTATTCCCTGGGATCACAGCTGATGATGTAAAATCCCACCCCTTTCCAAAAAGTCGTCCAAGAAAATCAGCAAAAGATATTGATCGAATTTCATGGGCTTTTCACAATGGCTCAAAAAAACCAATTGGCATTGATCTTGGATGCCCATCATTCAGAGATACTCCTTTTGACATTTATGAAGGCCTCCATGAATTTTCTGCTGCCCTTATAAAAGAAGACAAGTACATAAAAGCAAATGCCTCAGGCGAGGAAGATTGGATCGAGGAATTTGTTTGAAAAAATGAGCAAATATAAAAAGTTTTTTGTAATGCTATAATTATGTTCATTGGAAATAGCATGAAAGAAAGACTTTTAAGATCAATAATCAAAGAAGAGCTAAAAAGGCTTACTGAATTTGCTCCAGGCAAGTTTTCAAATATTTCTTTGGATGCATCTGAGTCAGACAAATCAATGTCTGATGATGAAGTGTCACAAGCTTTAGATAATGCACTTAAGGGACGACACGCTTCTGGTCGTCCTTTTTCGTCTCAACTTCGATCATCCTTGAATGAAAGCGCATTGCCAAATTTCGATTCAGACTTTGGAAAAATTTTTATATGAAATTGACAGTCGTATTCCCCGCATGAGGAAATATGACTTTCCTTATCTTTACTTATATCAAGACCGCAAAATTTCTATTGAAGAATTCTCAGTGATTAAGTCAATCTTACTTTTTACTAAATCTAGCGTTGCAACAATTAGAAATCCAGAATTGTTTAATTCAAATCAAGCACGAATCACTGGAAGAGATGTGTTTAAAGACGCCCTCGTTCCCACTAAAAATGATTATCAAATTGCAAATAAGATTTTGACAAATTTGGCAATATCAAAAAACTATTCTAAAGTAGAGACTATTTTTAGAGGAATCGTTATTGATCAATCAGTTGCTGATAATCTTAGACCTTTTATTGAATTTAATAACTGGCCAATAAGCTCATTTACTTTAAATGAATCTATTGCATGGGGCTTTATAAGTAGCAAATTTCTTCCAGACAAAACAGCAGTTTTAATCGAAATTAATAATCCATCACATGGATCAGATATAACACGATTCAGTTATTATCAAAATGAGAATGAAGTAATTTTAGGAAAAAAACTCCTAATCAAAGATGTGATAAAAAATAACAATTCTTATAAAAGCATACGCATTGAATGCGATGTTATTCCTTAGGAGCAAAGATGAAAGAAAAACTTTTAAGATCAATAATCAGAGAAGAGCTAAAAAGGCTTACTGAATTTGCTCCAGGCAAGTTTGGTAATGTAGAAATCAAAAACGAAATTATGTCTGATGACGAAGTATCTCGTGCATTAGATAATGCACTTAAGGGACGACACGCTTCTGGTCGTCCTTTTTCGTCTCAATTTCGATCATCACTTCATGAAAATACAGAGCAAAGTGCAAGTGTTGATTATGGAAAGCTTTTGGCTGCAATGACACGATATGTGATGTTTGAAGAAGAAGAAATTGACGTGTTTTCTAACTTTAAAAGAGTTGATGATTTGTTTAAACACGGCCAAATAACAAATGATGAAATGGACATCATCATATCAATTATGTTATTCACGGGTGGAAATGTCGCCACAGTTAGAGACACAGACTTATACTCACCTGCAAAAGCTGCTCACTCATCAATTAATCTTTTTAGAAAAAGATATCAAGTTACTCTAAAAAGTTATCAAACTGCAAATAAGATCATGACTGATTTGGCAATGTCAAAAAATTATTTTGGAACCTCTAAAATTTATAGAGGACTAACTCTTGATGGTGACGTTTTCAATTCTTTAAAAGAAAACATTGAGTTCAATAATCATGCAATAAGTTCATTTACAACTGATAAAGAAGTTGCAATAGGATTTTCAAAAAAGTTTTTACGTGACCCATTTAAACCAGTTTTAATTGTCATTGAAAATCCAACGCATGGATCAGAAATTTCAAAGTTTAGTCTTTATAAAGAAGAAAGTGAAGTGGTCTTAGGAAAAAAAATAAAAATTCAAAAAATCCTTTCTCGTGATGGCGCAAAATGGTTATTTTGTGATATCATTCCTTAGGAGCAAAGATTAAAAGACTTGTTGTTTAAGTTTAATCATTTTTTTTGAAGACTAATATCTAAGTTAAAGGGTGAAGTATGGGTTACCTTGACCATTCTACGAATAACATTATTGTTGACGCTGTTTTGACCGATATTGGTCGTGAATTTCTTGCTAGAAACGACGGAAGTTTTTCCATTGTCAAATTTGCAATGGGTGATGATGAAGTCGATTATACCATGATTCGCAAGTTTGGAAGAACTGTTGGAAAAGAAAAGATTGAAAAGAACACACCCGTGTTTGAAGCACAAACAAACGCCAATCTTGCCTTGAAATATAAATCTATTTCAGTTTCAAACCCAAATCTTGTTAGAGTTCCGATGGTGACACTTGTTTCTGATGGCCTAAGCACATCAGGCAACTACGTTAGTATGTCAAGCACAGGTGCAGCTTCATCAAGAACTGTTACTTTAACGCAAACAATAACAGGTGAATCTCTCATAGATCCTGAGCTTCGAGATCAGGCATACATTGTTAAGATGATGAATCAATTTTTGAGTCTTACAGGTTTTACGCCAGATACAATCGACAAGGACGGAATGGCAACTTACATTCTGCTTAGATCTGGAAGTGAGACCGCTGCGGGTGGATCAAGCATCTCTCTCACTTTGGCGGTTAGATCTTTGACTGATACACAGTTTACAGTTTATGGAAACTCTTTGGATAAAACTGTTATCTCATCAGTCGTGAGTGTCACAGGACTTCAGTCAGGCGCAACTAAAGAATTCGAAGTTCAGATTACAAAGTAATAAGGGAATATAATGGCGACTTTTAAAGAAATTTCAGCAGCTGACGTTAAGACAAGCAAGTCAGCTCTCAATCAGCTGGTTGATGTTATTCAAGAGGACGTCTCAGGTTCAGCTACAAGACGTGCTTATCAAGTGTTTGTAACGGGATCAGGTGTCACCAGTGTAACATCTTCCCTTTTTCAGACAGTCTATGACCAGGATTACACGCTACAGACAGCAAACCCAGTGTTTGATATGTCAGTTGGTCTTTGGTATTCAGGTAGCACCGTCCAAGACATTTTGCTTGGTGAAGACACAGCAGGAAAAATGTTGTTTCCAAGCTCTTCAATGCAAATGAGAGAAAAAGTTGACATCTATCGTCAACACGCCGCAAAGCTTCTTGGAAATGCTAATCGCGCATTTTACTCACCGTTCAATGTTCCTACTGACCCTACTACAACATCAACTAACAGAATTGATAACGCTCTTTTTGTTAATTTCAAAAGACTTTTTTCTCGAGACAAGATTAAGCGTGAAACGTTTGCAACCAGGTTTTACACAACTGCAACTCTTGATGGAGCACCAACAACTGACAAGACATTAGCAGAGTCAAGCTTAGGGTCAGCAGCAACGATTACAACAGGAAGTAATCTTTTTGTAACGTCAATATCAGGCTCAGCAATCTTCACTGACGTTGGTGCAGCAAGTAATAAGCGAACAACTTATGGTGGTGAGGTTGGAGAAATAGTTGATGCAGCTAACACCAGCAATAAAGTTGGTCTTATGTTCTATGACGCAGGAACAGCTGTTTTTGATCTTTCTAAGATTACTTGGGGAAACCAGCACGTTTCAGGTGCTATCAAGTCTGTTGTTGGAAACCCAGGCATATTGGGTTATGCAAACAATGAGACAACAATTGGAGCTCCAAACTCAAGTTCATTTGACGCAAATGGGCCACAGATGGTTTCAGATTATGGATCAAACCCATATGCAAAATTCATACCAGATTTCTTAACATCTGGAAGCATTGATGACATCATTGATCATATGTCATCATGTCGCTTTAGCTCAGGGTCAAATACTGCATTTACTTTTCAAAACGTAACAAACATCAATAGCACTTTGCTCTTTTGTCGAGCCACCGCTGATGAATTCAACTATTCTTCAAATCCAACATTTGTTGATTCAGATGGAAGAATCATTGTAATTGACGAAGGACAGGAAGACACACAGAGATCATTTTCATTTATAACAACAGTCGGTCTTTATGATGCAAATGACAATCTTCTTGCAGTTGCAAAGCTTTCACGTCCAATTGAAAAGAATGATGAAAAAGATCTAACAGTTAGAATCAGGCTTGATTTCTAAGGAGATACCTTGTCAATAATCAGGCTGGGAAAAGATAATTTCGAAAGATTTTCTGTCATTGCGCGTCCGACAAGAACATTTTCATCTTCGTCAGGCGGGGTGACGGGTTCTGTCCCAGTCTTTGCAAGAACTTCAACTGTTGAAAAAGACGTTGATAAAGCGACATTTGTAGATTCAGAGTTTTCAACTGATGATCCTGAATCAATTAGAGAAGCAGCTAAAGCGTCTGATTCTACAAATATCTCTTCAGAAATGAGTCAATATATTGATTCAGTAAATGCTCTTACAAGATCTGAACTCAAAAATAAGAAAGTTGAGTCGATTAGATTTGAGCCACCATTTACTGTAAATTCAGATTTTCTTAGAAAATCAAATGTGAGAACAAATCTATTTCAATACTATAGAGGGAAAAATAGATACGCTCACTGGAATTTTGCAAATTATCAATGCTTGAATTTTTTTACATCGTCAACTGTTCCTTCGGACAGCGTCATCATTTATGACAATCAAGTTCAAGCTGGGAACACAAGAGGTCCTTATACACCAGACAGCGCATTCAGCTTAGAATGCTATATCAATCCACGATATCAAAATGAGATAAATCAAGAGTATAAGCCAGGAACAATTTATCATCTATCATCAACTTTTGCATTATCACTTTGCTCTGGATCATCAACTGATGGAAGCGGAAGAACTGACAAGTTTAAATTGATGATTCAGTTATCATCATCAGCTGAGGTTCAGCCTTCAGCAGCAACTCCTGGTAATCTTATATTCACATCAAGTGACAATTGTCTCAACTTGAATTCATGGCACCATGTCGTTGTTAGATGGTCACCTGATTATGACAACGGCTCAGGATCATTTGTAGTTGATGGAACTGAGGTTGGTTATTTCCACACAACAGCAAGTTCAATCTCTCCAATATTCAATGGAGTCAATCCAGATCAAGATGTTCTTTTTATAGGAAATTATTTTGATGGACAAAATGTTGCTGGGAATGGAACAGCAGAGCTTTTGTCAAATCCTACATCGCCAACGCCAATCAGATCTTTTTCATACCCTCTAAATGCTGAGGTTCATGAAATGAGGATTTGGGATAGTTTCATTGATGACTCAATGATTGCTTCATATATGACTGGGGGACTTGGCTCAACTGATTATACAAATCTTCTTTTTTATTTGCCAGTTCTTTTTGTTAAAGAATCACCTGAAAGAGATGTTTTTGTTACTCCATTTGAGAAAACTACTCAATCAACAGTTGATGCACACAACGTTTCAATGTCATTTGGAGTGGGTGGTCACGAAGTAAATGTTGAAAACTTTGTAAGAGAGTTTGTTCAAGGAAATTATCCTGTGCTCTACAGCTTGACAGGATCTGAGATTACTTGGAACATCACTGACTTTAAGGAAGCAAACGAGCTTCTATATGCGACTGGGTCATTCATCAAGCGTAATTTGACTATTCTTCCATGCGATAATGGAATCATGAGACCAAATTACTCGTTGTTGCTGAGTGGGTCAATGACAGACTATCAGAACGTTGACTCTCCTCTATCCAAATTTACTAATGATTTTGGTAATCTGCTATTGGATTCTATTTCATTAAATGATCTGTTACCGACATCATCTCTCTACCCTGGTTTAATACCTTCTGACTCTGGTGTTCCTTCATCTATATCTGAATTACTTGAAGGTTCAATTCCTGAGTCGCTGAATAGCATTTCAACCTCAGGTGATGTCCTTTCAATATTTCAAAGACAGCGTGATAACACTTCAAACTCAGTTGTTTTTTTTGACACAAGCAATCTATTTTATGGTGGAAGGGTTCATCCAACAAGCTTTAGCGTGACTGATACAAACTTGACAGGATCAGGAGGCAAAGTTCAAATTACTTTGTGTGACAATGGTCAAGGCGGTCTTTATAGAGCAGATTCGCTAACTCCTCACCCAAAGTGGGCAGGTGTTGGAACAATTCTTTATGATGAAGGCATTGCAGTCGTTAAATCTCCTCTTATTTTTATGTTTGGAAAAGATCAATTTGATATAACACTAAGAGGAGAAAGAAAAGTTCATGTGATGGAGATAGCAATACCATGCCCAGCTGGTATGGTGAACTCAAGCTCTAATCCAACTTTTATGGCGCTAACTGCTAGTGATGACCTAAATGAAACATCAGTGGGTCCTGTTATCATAACAGGTTTGAATCTTCATGATGATAACATGAACGTAGTTGCAAGAGTTGCTCTCGCCCAGCCGATTATAAAAAGAGAAGAAGATAGATATCTTTTTAGAGTAAAGATGGATTGGTGACAAATGATACTCGGACTTGACGTCTCAACAAGCTCTACAGGTTGGGCGATTATTGATAGTGATGGAAAATATGTTGATATGGGAAGTTTTAAATTGTCAAAGCATGACAACGTATTTGACAAAGCTAATGTAGTAAAAGAAGGTTTGCAGGAACTAAAGTCAAAATATTCTATTGACATGATCTCTATTGAAGAGCCTTTGCAAAGTTTTCGAAGAGGATTTAGCTCAGCCCATGTCCTCTTGACTCTTGCTCGATTTAACGGAATTGTATCGTGGCTCGCTTTTGAAATATTTGGGTTCAAGCCAAACTATTTTGACTTTAAGTCAGCTAGAAAGATTCTTGGAATTAAAATTGATAAAACGCGTGATGTGAAAGACCAAATCATGGAATGGGTTGAGTCTTCAGCAGGACTGACACTTCCGCGTCGTGAAGCAAAGGTTGGAAAGAAAAAAGGCCAAATGCTTTTTACTGCAGGCGTTAATGACGCCGCCGATGCATACGTAATGGCACGCACTATTTACTTGTCAAAATTAGGTAAGTGAATTAAAATTAGGGTAATGATAGACGCAAAAGAAAGACTTGAAATTCTGTCAAAGGCCCTCGGAACTTTCACCCTAGATAGGAAAGGTGTCAATGCTTCTTTTAAGTGCCCACATTGTACACACACTAAAAAGCAAAAGCTAGTCGTAAAGATCGACACGGGACAATATCATTGCTGGGTTTGTAATGCACACGGGTCATCCATCTCCTACCTGCTTAGGAAGCTATCCACTGATGTGGCTGCGAGGTGGGATAGGGTGGCTGGAGTCCCACAGAGAAGGTTTCTGGATGATGCTCCGCCTGAAGATCCTCCAGTTGAAATTCCACATGGATTTAGGCTTCTTGCTGAGTCATTTGAGTCTCGAGATCCTGATGTAATTGATTGCATTGATTACGTCCGCGATCGCGGACTGAGTCTGCGTGACATGTGGTATTTTAAATTAGGGTGTGTGACTCGAGGATATTTGTCACGACGTGTTATCATGCCATCATTTGATGCTGATGGTAAGTTGAACTACTGGACAGCAAGAACAGTCGATGAGAAACCTTATGGAAAATACATGAACGCAAAAGCATCAAGAATTGATTTGATTTTTAACGAAATCAATATCGATTGGAGAAAAGAAATCACTCTTGTTGAAGGACCGTTTGATCTTACAAAGTGCGACACAAACGCTACAAGCATTCTTGGATCTGATATCTCAATCAAGTCCGCTTTGTTTCAAACAATAGTAAGAAATAAAACACCTGTCATTCTTGCGCTTGATAATGACATGCAAGAAAAGCAAAACAAGTGGGCAAAGAGATTATCAGAATATGACATTGACGTTAAAATTCTTGATCTTGGATCAAGAAAAGACGTTGGTGAAATGACTAAAGAAGAATTTTTAAAGGCAAAGTCCATGGCAAAGCCATGGAATCGTTTTAATAGCATCATCAACTCAACAAAGCTTATGAAAAGCGGGAGCATCTTTTGATTAAAATTGCGCACATTGCTGATATTCATTTCCGTGGCCTTCAGAGACATGATGAATACACTCAAGTTTTTGAAGACTTCTTCCAAAAGATGGAAAACATAAACCCAGATTTGATTGTCGTTGCAGGCGATATTGTTCATTCAAAGACTCAAGGCATTACTCCTGAGCTTGTTGATCGTCTTCGCTGGTGGTTTCAAAGCTTAGCAAAGTGGAAAACAATCGTCATTCTTGGAAATCACGACGGTCTTATTCATAATAAGTCGCGCCTTGATGCAATCTCTCCAATCATTGCTGCTCTTAACAATAAGAACATTATCTTTTTGAAAGACTCTGGCAATTTTAATATCAATGGAATTAATTTCTCAAATTTTTCCTGCTTTGATGAAGAAGGGTGGTCAAAGTGTTCTCTTAAAGATGACATGATCAACATTGCGTTGTATCATGGCGCTGTCGGCGGCTCAATTCTTGACACTGGTATGCCCATTGATGGTGAAGTAAGTCTTGATATGTTCAAGAATTACGACTTTGCATTGTTGGGTGATATTCATAAGCGCCAATTCCTTGACACAGAGTGTAGGATTGCATATCCTGGATCAACCGTCCAGCAAAATTATGGTGAGGATACTCAAAAAGGCTTTTTGCTATGGAAAATTCATGATGCAAATCAGTTTGATGTTAAGTTCCACGCTCTGATTAACCCAAAGCCTTTCCATACAATTGAATGGAAGGGAAGTGTGAGCTCAACCATTGATGCTTGCACAAATGTTCCTACTGGTTCACGAATCAGAATCTTAAATGACATCAACGTTGACATCAACCAAACTCGTCAATTGAATGGAGAGTTAAAAAAGAATGGAACTGCTGAAGTCGTTTGGAAATATAATGGTGACACATCTAATGTAGAAATGAAAGCTGGTGAGAAGCTTATCTCACGAGATAATCTTCGTGACCCACAAACAATTCGTGGTCTTTTCAAAGATTACGCAAAAGCAAAATCAATGTCTGATGATGCAATAGCATCAATTGATTCAATTGTTGCCGAGCTTATTGATTCACTTCCAACTGACGAGCGTCTTGGAAATGTCAAGTGGTCAATTAAAAATCTCAGCTGGGATAACACTTATGGATATGGTGCTGACAACTCTATTAACTTTGAGTTAATGGAAGGCATCACAGGTATTTTTGGTAGAAATGCTCAAGGAAAGTCGTCAATTCCTGGAACAATTATGTACAACCTCTTCAACACAACTGACAGAGGTCCTATCAAAAATCTCCACATCATTAACACTAGAAAAGATTATTGTAAGTCATCCATCATATTCCAGGCAGGAGATGCTGACTACAAAATTGAAAGACAGTCAGTACGGCATCAGCAAAAGTCCGGCGCGCAAAATGCAGTTACTCATCTAAATCTTTTTAAGCTAGACGCAGAAGGTAATCCTGTTGAGGATATTTCGGGAGAGCAAAGAAAAGAATCAGACAAAGTTTTGCGTTCTCTTATTGGAACATCAGAAGACTTTTTGCTAACATCATTTGCTGCCCAAGGTGAAATGAATATTTTTTTGAAAGAGCGTGCCACAGCTCGTAAAAATATCATTTCAAAGTTTCTTAACTTGCACGTGTTTGAGTCACTTCAGGGATTGGCAAAGGAAAAAGCAAATAGCTTAAAGGTTGAGCTCAACAGGCTTTCAGTTGGTAGAGACATAAGTGTTCTTATTAAAGAAAAAAGCGCAGAGTGTGAAAAAATTAAAGACAATATTGAGCTTGCAGAATCTACAAGACTTGATCTTGAGAAAAAGGTAAAAAAGCTTCGAGCTCTTCTTGAGAAAGAATCTCCAGGATCTACTCATACTCTTGATGACATCAAGCAGTTGGAGCGTGATATTGAGAATCAAAATCTTAAAATCAAAAAAGCTACCAATGAACTGAATGATTCAATAAATGAACGTGACACTTTGAGTTCAAAGCTTGAAAAGCTTGAAAAAGCAGCAAGCAAATTTGATATCAATGAACTTCGTTCTGAAATTGATAAGGCAGAAAAGGTCCAGTCAAAGATCAAAGAAGTTCAAAATCAATTAAAGATGGAGATGGATGTCATTAAGCGTCTTGAAAATTCCGTTAAGAAGCTTCAAGAAGTTCCTTGCGGTGACAAGTTTCAAAGTTGCAAATACATCAAAGATTCCCATCAGGACAAGGAGCTTCTTCCTGGACATCGCCAGTCTTTGGATAACATCAACACCAAACTTACTGAACTGGTTGAATCATTTGATTTAGATCAAATGCAAGAAACAAAGTCGTTGTATGAAAAAGTAGTGGCTCTTCAAGCAAAATTGCCTTCTATGAAATCAACTCTTTCTGCGCAGACAAGTAAAGTTGAAAGTTTGCAATCACTACTTGAAACTTTGGCTTCTGCAAAAGATCGTCAAGATAAATCACTTGCTGATATGAGAGCATCAATCTCAATGAGTGATCTTGAAAATGTAAAGAAGATGACACTTGAGGCAAGCAAGATTGATTCAGACATAACACTACAAAACAAATTGATTCAACAGTTCAATCAAAAACTTGGCGCTATTTCAAATGAACTTGAAAGATTGAACTCAGATTCTAAAAAGATTGAAAAGATTCAGTCACAATGGAAGCTGTATGAAACAATTCTTGCTGCATCAGGAAAGGATGGAATCCCATTACAAATCATTGCGTCACAGCTTCCAAAGTTGAATGGCGAGATTTCAAAGATTTTGATTGGTGTTGCCAATTTTAATGTTGAAATCGTGGCAAACGAGGATGATGGTGATCTTGAAATCTTTATCGATTACGGTGACTCACGGCGCCCAATTGAGCTCTCTTCAGGAATGGAGAAGATGATTTCCGCAATTGCAATCCGTGCTGCACTGATTGAAATATCCGCTATCCACAAGTCTGACATGTTCATCATTGATGAAGGGTTTGGTGCGCTTGATGATACTAACATTGAAGCATGCACCCGTCTCCTGCTCTCTCTTAAGAGAAATTTCAAAAATATCATTTTGATCTCTCACGTTGATAGCATCAAAGACATTGTCGATAACGTAATCGATATTTCTCATAATGGAATTGATGCGCAAGTGAGGTACTAAATGAAAGATGTTGAATTAAAAGAAGGATACAGGATCCTCAGAAGAGGAGACATCAGAGTTGAAACAAAATTAACATGTTCTATCTGTGAATGTCTTATCATAGATGAAATAGATGACATTTCAATTTCAAGATCAACGTGTTGCTTTGATTGTGAGACCGAGGTTGTTGATCCCAATCGACCTCGGTGGTTAGAAGGCTGGAGACCAGACAGCAAAGAAATTAGCGCTATTAAATCAAAAAGACTGCATTCATCTTACTCACGATGACATATTTAGTAGTGGAGATAGACTAATATGCATCTTACGAGTAATGAAATTAACGCCTTGGCCCAGATTGTGCAAAAGGGCTGGGGCGTATCGTCCATGCCTAATTCGGTTACTTGCTCTTTAGCAGGTGACGTTTTGACATTTAAGTTCATCGCTGTCGTTCATTTTGCTGCTGATCAGGCTTTAAGAAATCAAACTGAAAGAATCTCATACGAGTCTATCGAGATTCTTACAAAGTGTGTTGCAGACACAAAGTCAAAGTTCAAAGCAGCAACAAAGAAAACGCTAAAGCTAAAAGAACTTTCAAACACCGATTCACTTGAGGTGATATCAGCCAACAATCTTTCGCCACGTCGTGCAGCTTACTATCGTAGGCAGGTATCATTTAAGATAGGATAAGAAATGGCTGTCCTATCAAAAGACAAGCAAGTAAGCGAAATTGTTAAGTGCGGCAAAAATTCATCGTATTTTATTAACACTTACGTTAAGATTCAGCACCCAACGCGCGGACTTGTCAAATTCAGCACATATAAATTTCAGGATGAGTGTCTAACAAAGTTTGATGATCATCGATTTAATGTTATTCTAAAGTCACGCCAGCTTGGAATTTCAACTGTTGCTGCTGCTTACGCTCTTTGGCTTGCTCTCTTTTATAAAGACAAGGCCATTCTTATCATTGCTACTAAGCTGGCTGTTGCTCAGAACTTTATTAAAAAAGTTAAGATAGCTTTGCAAAATCTGCCAGGATGGCTGGTGATGCCATCTCTAAAATCTGACACAAAGCAGATGATAGAATTTAGTAATGGCTCGTCTATTAAAGCAATTCCAACATCAGAAGACGCCGGTCGTTCAGAAGCTCTTACTCTTCTCATTGTAGACGAGGCTGCATTCATCTCAAACTTCGATGATCTTTGGACCGGTTTGTATCCCACTCTGTCAACGGGTGGTCGCGCAATTGTTCTATCAACTCCAAACGGTGTTGGTGGCCAGTTTCATAAGCTTTATGTAGAAGCAGAAGCCGGCCTCAACATTTTTAATTCGATCAAGTTGCCATGGGATGTTCACCCAGAGCGCGATGATGCATGGTTCGAAAATGAATCTCGAAACATGACACGCAAACAAATAGCCCAAGAGCTTCTTTGCGACTTTGCGTCATCAGGTGATACATTTCTAAACGCTAACGACCTTGAATACATCATCATGAGCACCCAAACACCATTAGAGCGCTGGGGGCCTGAGATGGGTGTATGGATTTGGCGCTATGCCATGCCAGGTCATAAGTACATCATTAGTGCAGACGTGGCCCGTGGTGACGGTGCCGACTATTCAAGCTTTCACATTATTGATACAACAGATGGTGAGCAAGTTGGAGAGTTTAAGGGTAAAATACCCCCTGACCAGTTTGCTGTTTTGTTAAACGAAGCAGGCCTTAGATATAATAAAGCAATGCTTTGCCCCGAGAACAACAGTTATGGATACGCTGTTTGTATGAAGTTAAAAGAACTTGCGTATCCCAACTTGTATTACAAAGATAAAAAATATCTTTTCATGGGCGCGGGCGCAGGATCAGAAGACATTGCCAACATCGGGTTTACAACTAGCGCTGCAAATAGAACAAAGATATTGACAAAGCTAGAAGAAGTTATTAGAAACAAGCAGATTAAGATTAGATCTACAAGAATGGCTGAAGAGTTAAAGACATTTAACTGGATTGGTCAAACAGCAAAGGCTATGAAAGGTTATAATGATGACTTGGTCATGGCTCTTGCAATTGGCATGTGGTTATATGACACAAATATTGACTATAATAAGCATGGCCAAGAAGTTACTAAAGCAATGTTGGCAGCTTTTGCTGTGAATAGAAATGATCATGATGAGAACCCACTTGTTCCTCATCACAGAAATCCATTTTCTCCTATATTTGTTGATGACGTTGGTGTTTCAAATTCACAACATAGACAAAACCCATTTGATTGGTTGATTAGACGTTGAATTTAAGATTCGCAATAACAGGATAAGATTTAAACCAATATGGCACAAAAAACTAACAAAAATCTCTTTCAAAGATTAACGCAGCTTTTTAGATCTGGTCCTGTTATCAGAAGAAAAGTTAAGAACTTCTCTGAACCAACTGCATCTTCAGCATATGAAATGTTTAAGAAGAATCAGTCTGACATTTATTCAAGCACTGTGTCGGCATACGGCGCATTTGATAGAATGTCAAGATATTCAGACTTCTCTGAAATGGAAGCAACTCCTGAAATTGCTTCCGCACTAGACATCTACGCCGAAGAAACTGTGTCCCAGGACGAAAAGGGACATGTCCTTCATATCTATTCTGAAAATAGAAGATTAAAAGAACTTCTTGAAACTCTTTTCATGGATACACTAAACATTGAGTTCAACTTGCCAATGTGGACAAGAAATCTTTGCAAATATGGAGATTTCTTTCTTTTTAATGATGTCCATCCAAATTATGGAATTGTCAATGCTTATCCTATTCCAATCTCTGAAATGGAGCGTGAGGAAGGATATGATCCAAAAGATCCTATGGCCGTTCGTTTCCGCTGGATAACACGTGGGAACCAAGTTCTTGAAAACTGGCAGGTTTCACACTTCAGATTGCTTGGAAATGACGCATTTCTTCCATACGGCTCATCAGTTTTAGAATCAGCTCGTCGTATTTGGCGTCAGTTGATTTTGATGGAAGACGCAATGTTGGTCTATCGTATCGTCCGAGCACCTGAGCGTCGTGTTTTCTATATTGACGTTGCAAATATTGCGCCTGAAGAGATTCCTAACTACATGGAGCAGGCACAAACCAGCTTAAAGCGTAACAAAGTTGTTGATAGAGCCAACGGCAAGATGGATTTGCGCTATAACCCTCTTGCTGTTGATGAAGACTATTTCATCCCAGTTCGCGGCGGTGAGACTGGAACAAAGATTGATTCACTTGCAGGTGGAACAAACGCCGCAGCAATTGAAGACGTTCAGTATATTCAAAAGAAACTTTTTGCAGCTTTGAAGATTCCTAAAGCATACCTTGGATATGACGAAGATATTGGTGCAAAGGCAACTCTTGCGCAAGAAGATATTCGTTTTTCTAGAACAATTTCAAGAATTCAAAAGGTTGTTTTGTCTGAGCTCAACAAGATTGCGATGATTCATCTTTATTCGCATGGATATGAAGGCGAAGATCTTCTTGATTTCACCCTAAAGCTCTCTAACCCATCAACAATTGCACAGCAGCAGAAATTGGAGCTTATTTCTTCAAGATTTGATATTGCTGGAAAGGCTCCAGCAGGTATCGTCGATCGTGCTTGGGTTAGAAAAAACATTATGAATCTAACTGATCAAGAAATTGATGAGATCAGAGAGGGATTGAAGACTGACAAGGAAGAAGACGTTGAGGCCGGCGGCGCCGCAGGCGGTGAAGCTCCTCCAGGTCTAAACGCAGGATTTGAGAGACCTGGTGAAATTGTTTCTGCAGGTGTAGAAAAGCCTCCTATTCTTTCAATTGAAAACGAAGATCTTCCCCTAAAGGCAGAAAAGAAAATTAGAAATGTTTTTGGTCAGGACGTGGAAGTTCCGCGCGACAGAAGCACAGCGGCATCAGTGGATATGCCTGATATGTTTAAGATGGCTGGCATAGGAAAGTGGTCACGATATCAAGATTCGTCAAATAGACCCTTTGATGAAGATGAGACGCTATCAATCGATAAAAACACGGGAAGTTCCAGAAGCCTCGTTCATGAACTTTATAACGATATAGATAGTCCAAAGATGACTCCAGAATTTAGTTCTGCTCTCCGCAAACTACAAAGCATTAGAAAATCTTCTAATAGCTCAATTATTTCTGAGTCTGAAGACATAGTTATTAAACCAGGGAATGATGATGAGTAACCACAATAAGAAGAGAAATGTAGGTATTATCTACGAACAGCTGCTTCTTCGGGCTTCTGAGGCGTTAATTGATAACGACGTTGATACTGCTAAGAAGTGTGCAAGTATTATTAAGAAACACTATAGACCAGGAACTGAGATTTACAAAGAGTTCAGGCTTTTCCAGGCTCTTTTGAACACAACGGTTCAGACAGAGTCATTGGGTTTGAGACTAATTGCTGAGGCTCGCCGTGGATCACAAATAACATCAACTTTTCATTTGAATAATGAAAAGTCAACTCTTATAAGAGACATCAATAAAGTTATAAATGACGATAATTTTTTTAATCGACCAATCAAAGAGTATCGACTTTATGCAACAATTCAAACTCTTTTGAATGACTGGAGAAATGACGATACATCAGATCTTGGAAAAGTCGTCGATTATGAAAATAAATTGCTTGAATGGATGAAGTCTGAAAAAGAGGAAAAGCAGACTCTGAATGAACTTAAGTCCGAAGATATTAACAATCTTACGGTTAAGATTATGCGAGAAAAATTTGAAAAGAAGTGGGAAGGTAAGCTTAGCGAAACACAAAGATCTTTAATACGAGACTTTGTGAATGGTGACATTGACAAGAACACACTTAATAGCATTAAAAATAGAGTCGTGAGAGGTCTTGACAGACTAAAGGAATCAACTGATAGCAAAGTTTTGCTTGAAAAGGTTGATCTTGTTAAGAAAAATGTAATCAAAACGTCTTCTGAAGTCTTTGATGAGACGTCAATTTCAAAGTTTATGCAGCTGACTTCGCTGTATGAAGAGCTGGAGTCTAAAGATGAGTGATTCTAAATTAAAGCTTTTAACTGAGTGGTTGCCATTTTCATATGACAAGAAAATGATAAAGGAAGAGATGGAGCAGAATGGTGGCCGTCTCATTATGAAAGGAATTCTTCAAAAAGCAGACACACTAAACCAAAATGGTCGTGTCTATCCTCGTGACATTCTTGAACGAGAAGTTCGTAATTATCAGAAATTTATTCGTGAAAATAGAGCTTTAGGTGAGTGTGACCACCCAGATTCTTCAGTTGTTGAATTAAAAAAGGTTAGTCATATTATTCGTGAAGCTTACATGGATGGAAACGTTTGTTATGGAGTAGTAGAAATTCTTGACACTCCAACTGGCAAAATACTAAAAAGCCTTGTTGAGGCTGGTGTTACTCTTGGAATTTCTTCACGCGGAGTTGGATCTACTAAAAAGTTAGGCGAGCATCAAATAGTTCAGGATGACTTCCAATTGATTTGCTGGGACTTTGTTTCTGAGCCTTCAACACCCGGTGCCTTTATGATGAAGGAAGGTAGAGAAATTAGCAAATCAGAATTATCAAAGGTGTTTAATCGTAGTGATAAAATTGATAGGATATTCAATAACATCTTGGACTGGAAATGAATAGATCAGATTTAAAAGAAATTGTAAAAGAGTGTTTGGTTGAAATTATGCTTGAGGGACTTGACAAAAAGTCTGTGGCTGTTGCACCTCCAAAAGCTGAAGATTTTGATCGCAAAAAGAAAAATGAAATTGTCGAAAGATCTCTTAAAAAGTCGCACCTTGATCATATCACACATGGAGCGCCAGCTCAACAAAGAAAGCCTCAAGTAAATCCTGAAGTTGTTAATGCTTTCCCAGCAGGTCAACGTGATATTATGCAAAGCATTTTTGAGGATACTGCTCGAAACACATTGCCAAAGCAGCTATCAGCTGACAAAAATCCAAGCCGAGCGATGTCAGACACAAATGTTAGTGACATTGACCCAATGAAGATTTTTGAAGGAGCATCAAATTGGTCTGATATTGCATTTGCTCCCTCAAAACGAGAAGTTTAGAATAATTAAATTTTGACATCTAAAGGAGTTTGATATGTCAAAGATTATTAACCTTACACCAGGAATTCTACGCCGAATCATCTCAGAAGAGAAGGCAAAGATACTTGCTGAAGCTAAGAAAAACAAGAAAGCAAAGACTGCTGACGCACCAGATGATTTGTCAAATGTTAATGCTCGTGAAGTAGGTCCCAGTGAAATGGCAGACACTATTGCTGACAAGGTCGATCACTACAAGCATCTTAAAAACGAGGCTATTAAGATTGCACGCCAGCTTTCAAAGATCAATGAAGCTCGTCAGGCTCTTCGTAAAGAGATCCTTGAAGAAATCTGATCTGCCTTATACTTAGACATAAATAGGAGATCACTATGCCTGGAAAATACCCTACAATAAATTCACCGTTAACAACCAGAACATCACTTACACCTGGTGGGTCAACGGGAATTTCAAATTCTGACAAGCTTTCGTTAAGTACAATGTTTCCAAATTCTCCTATTTATATAAAAACGGCAAGTGTTTATCTAAGCGAGATGGCACCCTACTTACAACCATCTATTCAAGAAGGTGACGCTAATCAATTTCCAGATGGTGTAAATCTTGATTACTCAGGTGCTCCAGATTTCTCTAAAATTACACACATTGGTGGCGAGGAAGTAGATTCTCCATACTATCCAAATCTTATTGCAAATAGTGACCCTGCAGGCGGTGAAGGAACTAAGACTGGCGTTCCTTTGAGTTCGCATGATAACTTTGGAACAGGAGCAAAAGTTGATAATGTTAATCCATCAGAAACCTCCGCAGCAATCTCTACTCTAACAATTGATGTGTCTGGAGAAATTGCTCAGCCTGGTGATAGCGGAACACATGGAATCAATCCCGGCGCAACTGGAGCCGGTATAGTTGCAGATTTGTAAAAATGAAAAGATCACTACGAGAAGCTAATAATCCAAATTACGATTCTCGTAGTGATCTTGGTTATGGAACTGCGTCTGGACGTGACAACCCACGCCAGTCTCAAGGTTCATGGCCTTATATTGAAATTGTAAAAGACGATGTAGATGATGAGGATCAGCTTGAGTCTGAAAGTGATGTTGAGACTCAAGTTGCAATTGGGAATAAAGCTGGTCAAGGACATATTCGTTGGGACTCATACGCTGATCGTGCAGCTGATAACAGAAGGTTTGTTGGTGCTGATTTTAGAATGAGTGAACAAACGACTGGTCGAGGAATTTCGCCTATGCCTGATCTTTATAAGAACAAGCAAGGCGTCCTTGGAGTTGGTGCAGACGGTCCTTCAATTAGACCTGCACCTGCAAAAATTTCTTTAGCTGGATCAAAATCTGGTTGGTCTGAGCCTCTTCCTTTATCTGATGCTGGATCAATGGGTCACACATATCACATTGAAGACATCCCGACTGGTGATGAACGCACAATGAAACGTTTAAAACGTCTAATAAAGGCTATTCATTTTCAGCAGAATAATGAAAAAGAGTAAGAGAGCATATATTTATTAGAAGCGTAGGAAAACAAATAATGTCAAATCTATATCAAGAAGCACTCGCAGACGCAAAGTCTCTAAGAGAGCTTGCTGAGAAGAATGCCAGAAACAAGATTATTGAATCTATTAGCCCACAGATTAGAAAGATGATTGAGAAGCAAATGCTTTCTGAGGCTGATGATGAGATTCCAGAGGTTGATAAAGCTGAGGATGTTCCTAATCTTGACCTTGACCCTTTGCCAGATGATGCAATGGCAGGTGATATGGGCGCCGCCCCCGACATGATGCCTCCAGCAATGCCTGGAGCAAATCCTAACGCTTCAGACGCAGGTGAAGAGGTTAACCAAACAGTCACAACTAAGACTGCATCAGGAACTGAAGTAAAGATTAACGTAAAGGTTGATAAGCGCGGTGAGGCCGCAGCTACAGCTTCTGCTGATGTTGCAGATGGCGATGATGTTGACGTTGATCTTAATGAAGAGTCTCTTCGTTCATTGTCAGATTTAATTTTTGGACAAAAGGCAAAGCCTAAGCAGCGCGCATCTTTGGGTGTCATTCGTAGGCAAATGGAGTCTCTCAATAAGATTTCAAGAGGGCTTCCACTAAATGAAAGAAATAATTTTAGGGCTGCCTATGCAATTATGATAAAAAATGTAGGTAATTTCAGAAATCATCTTATATCTAATGGTATTGGTTCTGAAACTAAGAAAAAGTTCAACAGTATTGTTAAGGAGATTAAAGTAATGTCATCAAGCGCAAGATTCCGTCGCCTACTTGAGGAGATGGAAAGTAAGAAGGCGCTTCGTAATGAAGCAAAGTTGGTTTTTGAACCTGCTGATCTTGAAGGTCTTAATGATGAAGACTTCAAGGCAAAGTTGCAGGGAATGACCTTTGGTGTTGAGTTTGATGAAGGTGACGAGGCTGGTGGTGATACCCCAGTTGATGTTGCTGACACAGGTGCTGGCGCTCCTTCTGCCCCACCCGCTCCACCAGCTCCTGCTGCACCTCCAATGGCAGAGGATGACGATGAAGAGCTTGACGAAATGTATGATGAAGATGAGGAAGACGAGGGTATGTCACTTGACGAGGAAGATGAAGAACTCGACGAGAATGATACCGTTTTCAACGTCAATGAATCAATGCTTCGTAAAGAACTCCGTCGTATCAAGGAGTCAAAGAAAGGAATTAAGAATGCCATGGCCGACCAGTTTGGTGGTGGCAAAGAAGACGGCGATCCTTGGCTCGATGGTGAAGTCACCACCGAGGGTGCTGAGGAAGACGGTGAAACTCTCGATGAGGTTGAAGCCGAGCAAATCGCTGAAAAAGCTTTGAAGGTTGCAAAGAAAGCGACAAGTGTTGCTCAAAATGAGCGTGAGTCCCGTATTAAGGAGGCACGCATTAATCGTGGCCTCAAGGGAAAACTCGACGAGTCGCAGAAGATGATTGCAACACTACGTGAGCAGCTGGAGGATGTAAATCTATTCAACGCTAAGCTTCTATATGTTAATAAGCTTATGCAGAATCGTGATCTTACACCACGTCAGCAGCGCTCAATTGTGGAATCACTCGATCGTGCCCAGTCAGTTAGTGAGGCAAAGCTTCTCTATAACAGCTTGACTGAGTCCCTGAAGGTGAAGACAGGAAACATAAACGAGGGTCGCATTATTGGATCGTCATCCAGATCAACGAGATCTGGCAGCGCACCTGCTGCCATGAATGAATCCGTTGAGGTTGACCGCTGGGCAATCCTCGCAGGTATTAAAAAGTAAGTTCGATTAACAACTAACAATTTTTGGAGAAATAATGTCTAAGACTTTTACACTAGATCAGCTCGCCGAGGGAATCCGCGGGCGTGACGTTTCGGCGGAGAATAACCGCCTTGTTGAGAAGTGGGGCCGCACAGGCCTCCTTCGTGGACTCGAAGGCACTGGTCGTGAGAACATGGCACGCCTCCTTGAGAACCAGACCTCTAACCTTCTTCGTGAGGCTAACTCTCTCTCAGCTGGTGGTGGTTCGCTCTCTTCAAGTGGTGATATCCGCGGTTTCTCAAACATTGCATTCCCAATTGTTCGCCGCGTTTTCGGTGGACTCGTGGCCAATGAGCTTGTCTCAATCCAGCCAATGAGCCTCCCATCTGGTCTCCTCTTCTACCTCGATTACACCTACGGCTCAAACGTTGGTGGAAACGCTGGTGTTGATCTCGACTCAGCAGCAACTAAGTCAGTCTATACTGCTGGCCAGTCAATCTATAACAACCCAGTTGGTAAGGGCATCCAGTCCGGTTCGCTCGCAACTGGTGGTATGTATGACTTGGGTGGTATGGGTTATAGCCGCGTTCACGGTTACACCGCCGTAACAATGACAGCATCAGGCGCATTTGGAGGCTCAGGCGCCTGGGCATCAACCAAGTATGCTTTTGCGACTGGCACCGACGGTCGTCTTCTTGGATTTGACCCTTCTCTTACATCTCTTATTGAGGATGGAACAGCTGGTGCTGCGACTGCACAGTTCAAGTTTGGTATTGTTGCTCTTGGCGCAATCTCAAGCTCAGCTGATCAGAGCCTTGCAAAGACCTTTGGTCTCTTCCCAACAACAACATATGCCAATGCTGCAGCCTGGGGTGAGAGCTTCCAGGGTGGAACTGGCGTTCTCAACCTTCGTCGTTTGAACCAGATTGGTAGTTGGGATAATACTGCAAAGACCTTTACCCCATCAGTTCTTTCAGGTACTCACCTCCTTGTTGTTCTTACAGGAACAATGACCACCGACGCCGCCAGCGCAATGTCACTCAGCTACCCACAGAGCGCAGCTCTTGATGTTGAGAGCTCAACTGGTTCAACTGTAACAATCCCAGTGTTTGAGTCAAACTTTGGTGTATCACCATCGCCAGTCATTCCTGAGATTGACATCAAGATTGAGTCAATCGCTGTTACAGCAACAACCCGCAAGCTCCGCGCTCGCTGGTCACCAGAGCTCGCACAGGATCTTAACGCTTACCACAGCATTGATGCTGAGGTTGAGCTCACCCAGATCCTTTCCGAGACAATCGCACTCGAGCTTGATCGTGAAATCCTTAACGATCTTCTCGTCAGCGCATCTGGCGCCAACTACTTCTGGAGCCGCGCTCCAGGCCGCTTTGTCAACAGAACCTCCGGCACAGAAGTTGGTCGTAACAGCATTGGCGGAAACGCTGCTCCTGGTCCTAACTTCACTGGTACAGTCCGTGAGTGGTACGAGACCCTCACCGAGACCATCATCGACGTTGGTAACGAGATCCACCGCAAGACCCTCCGCGGTTCTGCAAACTTCATCGTTGTCGGCCCAGACGTTGCAACAATCCTCGAGGCTTCAACCTACTACCGTCCAAGCTACAGCATCGACGGATCAGGCCAGGTTGGCGCCCCATTCTCAATCGGCGCTGAGAAGGTCGGTACACTCAGCAACCGCTTCACCGTCTACAAGGATCCTTACTTCCCACGTAACAAGATCCTTGTTGGATTCAAGGGCGGAAGCTATCTTGAGACTGGATACGTCTATGCTCCATACGTTCCACTAATCGTAACTCCAACCATCTTTGCTCCAGAGGATTTCACTCCTCGTAAGGGCGTGATGACCCGTTACGGTAAGAAGATGGTCCGTTCGGACTTCTACGGAACCGTAACCGTCCTCGACCTCAACATCATCTGATTTAGTTTTAAAAACTAATCAAAAAGGGATTGCTCATGAGCAATCCCTTTTTTGTTTCTAGTTGTTGAATAATTAAATTGTATTGAGGTTACAATGAGCATTGGTTTATTGAAGAAATTAATTGTAGAGATGAGTCGCTACAAGAAAGAAACTGGCAGATCTTCATGGGGAGCAGAAGATTTAAAGAAATACTTGCCTAAAACACCTGATGGACCAAATGATCTTCCTCAATACGCTTTTACAATGACTCAACTTAATAAAGTTGGTGTAAATCCAAAATCAGAATATAATACGCCTCTTGGTGTCTATTTCTATCCATTAACACATGAAATGTATCAATCATTGATTGATAACAGTCTTCCATTTGCGGGCGAATCGGAAAATGTCAATCTTGTAAAGTTGAATAATCTTAATTCACCTAAATGGTTAAGAGCGTCAGATCGTAATCAATCTATTAATTTAGAAGCTCTTCAAATGAAAGCATATAATTTCTTTGACGATAGCAACAAAAAGACTTCTAGCGCTAAAAATGATGAGTACACTTTTGAAACAGCATTGGAAGAATGGGAGCGCTGGGTTAAACAAGAGTCTAGATTCTCTTCCGCATCTTTACTATTTTCATTTTGCGCATTTTTAATAAAAAATGTTGATCTAAAGTCTTCAACCAGCAAAGTAGCACCTGGTCGTCGCTTTAATCAAGTATTGCGACATTTCGGATTCATAGGTGTATATGATGGTGGCAAAGGTGTTATTCATCCACTTGAACCAGAGCAGCTCGTTGCTCTTGAACCAAGCGCATACACAGTTATTACATCTTATAATACAAATGAAATTAGAAAAGACACATCAACACAAAACATGGAATCAGCAGTTTTTAATGCAATTTTTTCTATTGAAGAATCTGTGTTTGATTTGCACGAAAAAGAAAAAGAAATAATTCAATATTCAAATAAATTAAAAAGTATTTTTATTAACAATGATGAAACACTTTTATTTTTTTTAAAAAATTCTAGTCGTGCTTCTTTAGCTTATGTAGGTGGATTATTTGCCGCAATTGCAATAATAGACAATGACTTAATCACAAATAAATTCTTAGATGAATGGAAAAGTTGGTCACAAAATCCTCGATTTCACGAATTTGCATCTAATCTAAAAGATAGAGTTGTAGATCCAATAATAGAAAGAAAATTAAAAAAATTGATTAAAAAATCAATAGAAAAATTGAATGTGATTGTGTCACGCGATCCTAATGCACCAATTAATTTTTCTAATGAAAATCAGTATTTAGAAAGACTTATTGATTTTTTGATGGACGCACACAATATAATTTAAATATAAATTTGCGTAGTTCATAAATAAAAATAGAGGAATAAGCAAATGTCAAGCTTCGCAAACACACTAACACCAACGCCATTTGGGTTTTTTGAC